CCTCTTTGCCTAGGAGAAAAAATGGCTGATACAGTAACTTCGCAAACAATTCAGGATGACAACCGGAAAGCTGTTCTAAAGTTTACGAACATTAGTGACGGAACTGGCGAAAGCGCAGTTACCAAGATTGATGTAAGCGCGTTAACTAAAAACAGTGGTGGAGATTCTTGCACGGAAGTCGCCATAGCAAAGATATGGTGGCAGTGCGTAGGCATGGGTGTTGAGCTACTTAACGATGCAACAACTGACACGTTGATCATCGCCTTGTCTCCAGACTCAAATGGTATGCATGACTATTCAAGCTTTTCTGCTATACCAAATGACGCAGGCTCTGGTAAGACGGGAGATGTTAAGTTCACCACCATTGGCGCAAGCAGCGGTGATACTTACACCGTGATCTTGGAAGTGCTGAAGAGTTACACCTAATGGCAACCTCTGGCAGCAGCGACTTCACTCCAGACGTAGCTGAGTTTATCGAAGAAGCATTTGAGAGATGCGGCCTTGAGTTGCGTACTTCTTATGATGCGGTAACCGCTCGTAGATCTTTGAACCTCTTGTTTGCTGATTGGGCAAACAGAGGTTTGAATCAATGGACTGTCACCAACTCAACCACAACATTGTCTGTCGGTGATGAGTTCCTCGATCTTACTGCTACGACTATTGATGTGCTCGATGTGATCCTGCGCAGGACAGAGAACAGCGAAACAACTGATATACAAATGACCCAGATTGGTAGATCTGAGTATTGGAACATTCCAAACAAAGATACCAAAGCTAGGCCAACTCAGTGGTTCTTAGATAAGCAACTGACGCCTAGGCTATACATATGGCCTGCCTCAGAAAACTCTACTGATCAGGTGCTAATTAACCGTCTAGTGCGTATTGAAGATGCTGATGCGTCTGTGAACACAGTGGATACGCCATTTCGCTTTTATCCGTGTCTTGCTGCTGGACTCGCTTATTACATTGCTTTGAAGAAAGCACCGGATCGCGTTCAGATCTTGAAGGCTTTCTATGAAGAAGAGTTTGCGAGAGCCGCAGATCAAGACGAAGACAGAGCTTCTTTAAATATTGCACCTGGCATTAGATCTTATAGGCGAGCGTAATGGCTTATGCATCTGGCAAACGCTCAATAGCCATATGTGATCGATGCGGCTTTCAATACAAATACACTCAACTTAGAGAAGAGTGGAATGGGTTTCGTGTTTGCCCAGAGTGTTTTGAACCAAAACACCCTCAACTAGAGCCTGTTCGACACACAGCTGATCCAGAAGCGCTGCGGCATCCTAGGCCAGATGTTCCGCCTGAAGTTGTTGCGGGCGCTGGCGTTGTGCGCACAATAGATGCAAACAGCATGATGTCTATCACTGGAGATGTGATTGGCACAGAGTTTTCACAAGATGCCGCGACAGGTGAAATAGGTACAGTAACGGTGGTGATATCATGAGCTTTACCCTGGCTACACTAAAATCCACAGTTCAAGATTACTGTGAAACTGCAGAAACAACGTTTGTTGCTGATTTAGATACGTTTATCAAAGAAGCTGAAGAACGCATTCTCAAGAACGTTGAACTGCCTGTGTTTAGAAAGAACGTCACAGGAACAGCTGCAGCCAGCAATACATATCTATCTACGCCTACCGATTTTCTGTCACCGTATAGTTTGGCCGTGATATCTAGCAGTGCGTACATATACCTGCTTTTTAAGCATGTATCTTTCATCAGAGACTACACGCCCAATCCAGCAACAACTGGTACTCCAAAGTACTACGCTTTGTTCGATGACACGACGTTCATCTTAGGGCCAACACCAGATATCACTTACACGTTTGAGCTTCACTACAAGTATCGCCCTGATTCATTGACTGCAGGTTCAGACAGCGGAACAACTTGGCTATCGACTAACGCGCCTGATGCTCTGTTGTATGGCACCTTGGTAGAAGCGGCGACATTTCTTAAAATTCCAGAAGAGATAGGGCAGTACGAGCAAAGATTTATTGCAGCCGTCGCTGCTCTCAAAAAGCTTGGCGAAGGCTATGGCGCAAGGGATGAGTCTAGATACGACATCAATAGATCATGAATACGTTTTTTAAAGAACAAAAAACAGATATAGGAAAAGTATCTGTAGCAACAACAGAATTTAAAGGGCACGACGTAGATTTTTGGGCTAAGACCTTATCTGACAGGATCGTCAGTGTTGGTGAAGAGTCTCACCCGGTCATCGCGCAGCAAGCTGTAGCATTTAAAGATGCCGTGTTGAAGTTAATTGCATACTATATGAGAGAGGCGATTAAGAGCGACAGAACTACGCTCATTAACGAATTAAACCGACAAGGCCATGGCGACATGGCTGAAATAATTAGGAGGCTCTAATGGCTATCACGACGGCTCTATGCACTAGCTTTAAACAAGAACTGATGGAAGCAGTTCATAATTTTAAAAACTCTGGAGGCAGCACGTTTAATCTTGCGCTGTATACAAGCTCTGCAAGCTTGGGCGCTGGAACCACTGCTTACACGACATCAAATGAAGTGAGCGGCACAAACTACACCGCAAAAGGGGCTTCTTTGACTCGTGTAGATCCAACGACTTCAGGCACTACGGCTTTCACAGATTTTGCAGACCTAACATTTTCAAATGCAACAGTGACTGCGAGAGGAGCACTAATATTCAATGACAGTGCTTCTGGTGATCCAGCTGTATGCGCGTTGGATTTTGGTGGCGATAAAACATCAACTGCTGGTGACTTCACCATACAGTTCCCTGCAGCAGATGCTTCAAACGCGATAATAAGAATCGCTTGATATGTTGTGGCCCAACAAACTCAACAGAGGCAGATGACCGAAGAAGAGTATTTGAGGTGGGTCAAACAACAACAAGATCAAAGTCATAATCAGTAGGGCTTAATGTGTGGCGAATGTTACTGGCTGGGGTAGAGGCACTTGGGGTGAGGGCGCATGGGGCGAAGAGGCCCCAGTACTTGTCACGGGTGTCTCAGGCACTTCAGCAGTTGGTTCAGTCACAATATCTGCAGCTGCCAGCACGTCAGTTACAGGCGTTGCAGGAACGAGTGCAGTTGGATCAGTCACGGTTGCAGCAGCCGCAACCACATCTGTCACAGGTGTTTCAGGAACGGGTGAGGTTGGCTCCGTCACTGTTACAGCGGGTGCAAGCGTCGTTCCTACAGGCGTATCGGGGACTGGGGCAGTTGGTTCAGTATCAATATCAGGAGCGGCCAACACCTCAGTTACAGGAGTCTCTGGAACAGGCGCAGTTGGCTCAGTTACCGTTGCAGCAGCGGCTAACACAGATGTTACAGGAGTTGCAGGAACAGGCGGTGTCGGTTCTGTCACTGTTTCTGCAGCGGCCACAGCAGCTGTTACGGGCAATGTCGGAACGTCTGCGATTGGCTCAATCACAGTCGATGCGGCAAGCACAGCCGTTGTCACAGGCGTTTCTGGAACGGCGTCAGTTGGATCGATCACCACAGATGCAGCTGCGAATGTCGCAGTTGTTGGGGTTGAAGGAACGTCTGCGCTTGGCTCTATATCAGTATCTTGCGACAACAACATCAGCGTTACGGGACTTGAAGGTACTTCAGCGATTGGAACTGTCGTTGCGACTGGAGCGGTTGATGTTGTTCCTACAGGTGTGTCTGCTACTGGCTTGGTTGGCGGCGCATTGGTTTGGGGAAAAATTATTCCAGGTCAAGATTCTAACTGGCAAAATGTTGATGACAGTCAAACACCAAGCTGGTCAAATATTGATGACAGTCAAACACCGAATTGGGAAGAGGTAGCTTAAAATGGCAGTTTATACCAACGACTTACGGCTCAAAGAGATCGCCACCGGGGACGAAAGCGGAACTTGGGGCACGAGCACAAATACAAACTTATCGTTAGTTGCTGAAGCCTTTTCATTCGGCACAGAGGCTATTACCACAAATGCAGATACGCACACTACTACGATTGCTGATGGCTCTACTGATCCTGGGCGCTCTCTTTTTCTCAAGTACACTGGAACCCTTGATTCTGCTTGCACAATTACCATTGGCCCAAATACCGTAAGCAAGCTGTGGCTAATCGAAAACGCCACTAGCGGCTCACAGAACATAATCATTAAACAAGGTTCGGGGGCTACGGTCACAGTCCCTAACGGCCAGACGAAGGCCATCTACTCAGATGGTGCGGGAAGTGGCGGCGCAATGGTTGATGCGTTCCAAGACCTGTCTATTCCTGATCTGTTTATTGACGATGACCTGACGGTTGGTGACGATCTTACGGTTACTGGGTTGGCGACCATAGGCGAAACTTTAGGCGTCACAGGCGTTCTTACAGCCAACGCTGGCGTAGTCGTAGATGAAATGACTATTGATGCTGACACAATTACAGCTACAGATGATTTTATAATCGATGCTGAAGGAGAAATTGTTTTAGATGCAAATAACACAGGTCAAGTACATCTAAAAGATAATGGCACGGAGTACGGTAGATTCTTTCAAGACTCTAATCGTTTATTTATACAATCTGCGGTATCAGACGCAGACATATTAATTAGAGGAAATGATGGCGGCTCAATAATCACAGCCCTTACTCTTGACATGTCAGCAGCGGGTGCGGCTACATTCAATGATAAAGTTCAAGCTGATTATTTTAAGGCTACAGGCTCAATACCGTCAGAAACTTCAGCGAACACTGGTTATTTAGATTTTTCTAGTGGAAATACAAGAATAGTCACTAAAGGGGCAGACGGCTCCACATTAGGGGGCTTTCAAGTCCTCCAACAAGCAAGCGACACTTCTCCTGCGGCAAGTGCTTTAGTAATAGACACCAACTCTGATGTCACACTTGCTGGTAATTTAATCATACCGGAGAAAATTACACATGTAGGCGACGAAGATACCTTCTTGCAGTTTAACGCCGCTGATACTTTCCGAATCGTTGCTGGTGATGAAGAAAGATTCAGAGTCGCTACTGGCGAGGTAGTTGTTAACGAATCTTCCCAAGATACAGACTTCCGCGTAGAGGGCAACGGCAACGCTAATATGCTGTTTGTGGATGCAGGGAATGACAGGGTTGGTATTGGTACTAACTCACCCGAAGAACAATTTTCAGTGCAAGACGGTAGTGGAGGCATAATCTTCCTAGGCAGAACATCAGGCTCAACTACAGGCCTATTAGGTCGTATCGAAATGGGAAATACTGATGTTGATTCTGCTATGGGTGGAATTGATTTCACACAAGATGGTGCTACTAACAATTCAAGAATAGGATTTTTCACACAAACGTCGGGTAGTGCGGCTGCGGAGAGGGTCAGGATAGATAGCGACGGACTCGTAGGACTAGGCACCACAAATCCCTCAAGACTTCTACATTTGCTTGCCGCTGATTCCTGTTTGCTCCAACTTCAGGTAGGCAATACCACTGGTAACTGTCAGATTTTGTTTGGAGACTCGGGTTCAACAACCGTAGGGAAGGTTCTTTACAACCACACCGGCAATATTATGAGTTTTGAAGGTGGTAGTCAGGAACGTATGCGTATTAGTGGTGCTGCCCTACTCGTGGGTAAAACTGCCGCAAACAACGGCACAGCGGGTGTTGAAGCCTCTGCCGCTGCCTTAAATGCAACCGTGAGCGGCGACACGGTTTCCCGTTTGAACCGACTTTCAGACGATGGTGAAATTTTACGGTTCCAGAAAGATACAGCTACCGTAGGGTCAATCGGTAGTATTTCCAGTGATCTTTATATCGCTGAAGGCAACTCAGGCTTACGTTTTGACGGCGAAAACAATCAAATCTTACCGGCTTCAACAACAGCGTCAACGGACGGGACTTGTAATTTAGGAGCCTCTTCAGCCCGCTTCCAAGATGTTCACTTATCGAGGGCCATAGGTAATGGGGCAGCAGGTTTACAGTTCAATGATGGAAGCAGTGACGATTTAATACCTTTCTCAATGACTGCGGCCGACACCGTAGATTCGACCATCTCGCTAGGCATTTCTTCTAAAAGATTCAAAGACTTGCACCTGTCCACAAATATTCATCAAGGGGCAACAACCCCTAGTTCTTCTGCCGCAGGAGTATTAAGTGAAGCGGTAGGGAGGGCAACGTACAGCAGAGGAAACAGCGTCGGCGGTTTTGGCCATTTAACTTTTATTAACGGAAATGGAACCGTAGGTTCAGTGACAACGTCTGGCTCTGCTACTGCTTACAACACTTCATCAGACTATCGCCTTAAAGAAAATGTAGTAGCCATGTCAGGTGCTACAGATCGCCTCAAGCAACTCAAGCCCTCGCGCTTCAACTTTATTGCTGACGCAGATACCACAGTAGATGGCTTTCTAGCACATGAGGTACAGGACGTCGTACCAGAGGCAATCACAGGCACTAAAGATGCAGTAGATGAAGACGGTAACCCAGACTACCAAGGCATTGACCAAAGCAAACTTGTGCCCTTGCTGGTGGCAACCATCCAAGAACTTGAAGCACGAATTACACAACTGGAGAGCAACTAATGGCACTAACGTGGAACATAAGCACCCTCGAACGACAACTGGTCGATAATGAGCGCACAGATGTGGTCACGGTAATTCATTGGAACGTCACCGATAGCGAAACTGTTGGAGAGGGTGAGGAAGCAAAAACCTACAGCGGTCGTTGCTACGGCACCGTTGGTCTGGCTGAGCCTGGCGACTCATTCACCCCCTACGCCGACATCACTGAAGACACAGCAATAAGCTGGTGTAAGGCGGCACTTGGTGATGACGAAGTGGCATCTTTGGAGGCGAATGTAGCGAACCAGATCGACCAACAGAAGAACCCAACAACAGGCGAAGGAGTGCCGTGGTAATGAGCGAAGAAAACAAAGTCGTAATCAACGACGAAGAGTATAACTTTGGTGATCTGAAGGTTGAGACTCAGGCCCATATTGCTAGGGTCGCAGAGATCCGTCGTGAAATAGCTACGCTGCAACAGCAGATCGCAGAGCGTAACGTGTTATTGCAAGCTTACAGCCAAAGTATCGTTGAGGGTGTGAGTGCAGTAGATGAAGATGATACAGAGCAAGTAGAGCAACACTAATGAGCTTACTAGAGATTGTCAGCACACTGACCACATTGTCCGTGATTGCGTCTGCTGTGTGTGCAGTGACGCCCACTCCGAAGGACGATGCATTCTTAGCGAAGTATGTATACCCAGTGATTGAGGCTTTGGCGCTTAATGTAGGCAAAGCAAAAGAATAATTATGTGCTATCTCGCACTTGCAGAGGAATGGGGCTTGGATAAAGGCGACAAAGCTTTACAAGAAATCAACACGCATGAGCGAGAGTGTGCTTTGCGGTACGAGCGCATTGAAGAGCGCCTGAGAGATGGATCGAAGCGGTTTGACCGCCTTGATGAAAAGATTGACCGATTTGGAAATCGGTTGTGGTGGATCATGGGACTAATCGTGGTGAGTATAATAGTCCCACAATTTATTTAAGGAGCCAAAAATGAGTGACGGAACAATCAAGGTGCCAACGTGGGCCTTGCCAATCGGCGCTGCTGCGTTGTCAGGGGCGATGGTATGGGGAGCATCACAAGCACAGGCGCAGGCCACGCAGGAAGAAGTAGATCGCATCGAGGCCGTCGTTGAGAAAACGGTAGAAGAGGCCCAAGCCACGGGAAAGCTAGCAGCCGTCAATGCGAGCAAAATCGAGGCTATCGTGGACAGCTTAGCGGAACAGTCAGAGACCGCCAAGGCGAGCGACGCGAAGCTCCAGCAGCTAATCGAGATAATGCTCAAGAA